GAGCTCGCCGAGACCGTTGAAGCTGAGGTCCTGCCAGACCTGGGCGTCGGCCCCCGGGGACACAGAGACCGCCGGCGATCCGGAGTCGTCCTGTAGTTGGAAAGTCGCCCCCGAGTTCGGGCGAATGTTGTCCACTACCAGCGATTGCCCATTAGACAAAATAATGTCAGTACCACTGGTCGCCCTCAGGGAGTTTGTCAAGATGCTGCGACCCGCTTCGACATACATGTCGTGGCCGAGTATTCCCGTCTGACCACCGACCACTCCGAATGACGCATAATTTGACCCTGCGGCCCGCACATATACTCCGGTGAGCCCATGGAGCAGCAACTGAGACCCAGCATGTGACGATACCTCGTCGGCCGTCAGGACTTGACCTGTTGCGACGTCCCCGCCCAAGGTCAGGTCCATCGGACAACTGGCCTGGAGGCGCCCTCCGACGACCTCGAGGCAGTCGAGGACGTCTCTGTGGGCGGGAGAAAGACCAAAGCTGCGATACGAAACAGCCAGAGATGCGGCGGGGAACCAGAGGACCAGGAGAGCCGTCAGAATGACTCGCATGATCACCACTCCGCCACGAAGGTCGCCAGCACGGACCCTGCGGTGCTGCGCCAGCAGAAGTCCTGGATTGCAGCGTCACCGACCAGATCGCCCCGGGCCGGGTCGGTCATCGGAACTCCCGCAGACCCGCAGACGAGGCTGTCGGTGGTGTCGGTGGTGGCCCCGATCGCTACGCAGATCCCCGCCGATGCGGACGGATCGGGACCGGCCGTCCACCCGAAGGTGCGGTCGGATTCTCCGGCAGACGTTTCGTCCTGGAGGTTGTGGCAGGTGTAGGACGTGGTGAGCTCCTCGGATACAAACCAAGGCTGATCCGGCACCCAACCGATTCCGCTCCGCAAGGTCTTGGCATAGACCATCGAGGCCGTCATTAGGACAGCCATCAACCAGACCAGGTAGCGCTTCGTCTTCATCGCTTTAACTCCTCCTCAGGACGCGGACACGCGCCCGGAATGGTTCGACACGCGGCAGATAGTGCCGATCTAGGGCCGGGAGCTCGTCCCCAGCTTCGAGGATGTCCCGGCGGAGCTCTGCAGCGAGCCCACTTGGCTCTCGTCCGGAGAGCACAGCATCAGGAATCGTCGAGCCGGCCATGGCCAGTTCATGTTGAGCAGCCTCGATCCTGGTCAGCCGGCCGGCCGCTACCCGCAGATGGTCAAGCCGTGCTGCGGCCTGGGCACGCGCTCTCCGCAAGCGGGCTTCCACGACGTCTTGGTGCCACCCCTTCTTGGATCCGTCGTAGACGATGTTGAACTCGACCTCTTCGAGACGCTCATGGACCCTGGCGACCAGCTGATTGGCGCGCTCCTGCTGCTCTACCTCTCGACGCTCCGCCTCGTGGGCCTGGCCGAGCCTGACGGCCAAGTCGGACACTTCAAGCCCCAAGGCCTCCAGGCGAGCAGCTCGACGCTCCTCGTGTTGTCGCCGGCTTTGCTCCGGACGAAACTCGACTTCCTCCTGCCAGGCTCCAAGGTCGATGAGCTGCACTAACCAGTCATCTGGCAGGGGGCGCCCGTCGATGGGACCAAACGGGTGAGGCAGACCAACGACCTTCTCCGGATCCATTTTGTCTAAGAGGTGAGGAAGGAGTCCACTCCACGGCGGGCTGCTGGAGTGGACGACGGCTACCGGCGTCTCCGATGCATCGCGCAAAAGCCAGACGAACGCTCCCCAGTCACTTCGCCCCCCCATGGCAAACGGCGGCGAAGCGTCGATGTAGACGGCATGGAAGTTGGCGTTGTAGGCGTTGTTCAGCGTCAGGATCTCGATGCAATTTACGGCAGCGGCGGCCGTCGTGTAGTTGGTGTCCTGGATCTTCGCCCTTACCCCCTGCCCTGACGATCCCCAGACCGTCGGGTAGAACGAGTAGCCCGAGACGGACCACTGGAACGCTGTGTATGCGAGATTGGTGGTTGCCGCCTGGGTCACTGCCGTCTTGAGCTTCGCCCTCGAGATGATCCCTGCCCCGACCTGACTTTCGATGAGGGTGCCGATAGCCGCAGTCAGGTCGCTTCCCCTGGAGTTCAATCCATCGTGGTCGTGATCCTCTTCGAGGACGTAGTTGTTCCCTCCTAGCGCCCCATGGCAGTGGCTAATCGAGTAGTGGAACTTGGTACCGTGCTCCGCCAGGATGGGGTCGCCCGGATCCATCTCGGACAGTGGTGGCAAGCTGTAGGGGTCGAGGGCCATCAGATGTACCGGTACCCTTCGTCGCCGTTGGGCATCTTGCCTGTGGGCGCGGCGTAGAACGCATAGCGGCGCTGAGACTCGCTGGCGTCCCCGTAGGCAGTCGCTGCGGTGTTTTCCTGGTAGAAGCCCCACCGCTTGTCGTTTTTGGTCTCCTCAGCGATGTAGTCGAAGGTGATCATCGATCCGCGCCGACGGGCCTTCTTGATCACGAAGAACTCGCGCCTTACAGGCGCCCCATCGAAGTCGACCAGCTCATCCAGGGTGAGATCCGCCTGGGCCCCCAGGGCCAGGGAGTCGCCATCCTTTGCCTCTAGCCGAAACGCTACATGGCGAGGTGGGGTCCTGGATCTCGAGAGGATCCGGAATGCCCTGGCCTCCATCGCCGCAGACTGGGTTGCTGGAACGTTCCTGGCCCAGATAACAAGATCAATGGTCCGTCCGACTTCATTGGGACTCTCGGCATCCGCATCGATCGCTTGGGCAACCCGCTGGTAGTTCGTGATGTCCTCGAGGTCCTTGGCCCAATTTTTTGGGCCATAGAAGATGGTGCAGCGCGTGATCTGCCGCTCCCAGGCACGGGAGAGGTCGTTTCCTCCCCCGAGCAGGTTCCCCACATCGTCGTAGGCCGGGGCGGATTCGGTGGGAAGTCGTGGGTGGTTGACCCGGAACCTGATCAGCTGAGTTTCCGGGTCCTGCCATGTGTAGGCGTCGGATTCCTGGAGCAATCCGACCATGAGCTCTTCCGCTGAGGTCGGCTGTGGGTAGCAGAAGGTGCGGAGGTCCGAGGCAAGCCAGAAATCATCTTCCTCAACCGCTCCGGAGGAATCGATCTGGGAACCATCGATGCCGCTGTCGCTCAGGAGGCCAATCCATGCCTCGTAGACCCGCAATCCCTCTTCGGCGTAGCACTTCTGCACCTTGGATCCAGCGTCATGAGCCTCCGCTGTGGTTCCGAACTGGCCTCGCTCGATGACTGAGAACTCGTCGCCGGTCCGAGATGTGACCTTGAGGATTTCTTCCCCAATCGCAACCCAGAAGCTGGCTGAGCCATACTGCTCCCCCTGCCCACTCCCAACCGATGCGCTCAGGTCCGCAGCACCGATGGCCGCAGCGAGGGCCCCATCTGTTGGCGCCGGAAGCTTGGTGTCGGAAAGGCGCTTGATCGGGTCCTTGGCTCGGAGATCCAGGAAGCCGCCCTTCAGAACCATGTCTTCGATCACATACTCCTGGAAACCCCACGCTGCTTCGTCGATGGTCCCGTCGGACTGCAAATATCCCGTCCAGAGCTTCACCGGGCGTCCCTTGTAGTTGATCTGCCGCGCAAGAAATTTGCGCCAGAAGGTCTTTGGGTAGACCATCGGCCTCGCTCGGTAGTGGGGGTCGATAGCGACGTCCTCGTCAGGGAAATCCCGGATTTTGATGGTCACAAGGTGCCGTGTGCCAAGGCCTCGCTTCCGGTCGATCTCGCCGACCACGAAGGAGATTCCGTCTTTGGCGATCGCTCGATAGGCGTGCCTGCCGATGGCCGGCGGGGCGTTTTCGGGGGCGAACCACAGCGACGTCGTAGTCCGGTCGAAGTTGGGCCTGTCCTGGCAGGTATCGAAGGTCTTGTAGCAAGCCGCAGAGAGCGATAGCGCCGCGGTACATGGAGCGGTCCCGTAGGTGAGAGAGCAGCGGTCCATCACCAGTTCGACCAACACGAAGGCGGTGGCGGAGAACGACTTGGTCACTCGGCCACCGCCAGCAGGTCCAGGCGCATCATCCGGCCCTTGGTCGCATCTACGAGGCCACCCGAGCCGCCCTTGGCGTTCGCAGGCGAGTAGATGTAGAAGGCCTGATCGGGGAAGTCGCCCTTGTTCCAGGCGAGAAAACCGGGAAGGCCGCGCTGTCCCTCGGCACCCTGGTCACCGAGATGGCTCCAGATGTCCAGGTAATCTCCACCGAGGAAGCTGACCGAGGGATTCGGCATCTCCAGGGAGAGCGGGATCGGAGTGCGCTGCACAATTCGTCCCAGAGGTACACCATGCCTCGTTTCCGCCACCTCGCTGGCCAGCGTGCGGGCCCAGGGATCGAAGCCTGGAGAGATCCAGTTCGGCAGCTCGACGTACTTCCCAAAGGCGGCGACGGCCACCTCCGGGCGATTGGATCCGTTGGCACCCTCGAACTTGAGCCGCCAAGCGGCCTTCGATACCGGGCTTTGGGTGTCCCTCCAGATGGTCTTGTTCGCCGTCGGGGCGGCCGAGAGAAGCACCGTTGGAGCAGCCCAGGTGTTCGGGACCTCGGAGTACTCCAGGGAGACCTCTTGGCCAGCTCCATCGGCCAGATTGTGGTCATGGAGAGCCAGGTAGTTGACCTCCTGGGCGTGCGGAGTCGCCTCTGCCGACTGCCCGAGATAGAGGACCACTCCGTCAAATCCAACGACGCCGGCGGCGCCGTTGTTCTCGAGGCGGATCTCCAGTCCGGTGGCGTCATAGGGCATCTCGATGGTGGCCGTCAGCCACTCGTACGCGCTGACCCCGGTGTTGTAGGTGGACACCGCAGAGGCTGTCCCCGCCTGGATGGAGATCCTTGCCCGATAGTTGACGTTGGCCCAGGACCAAGCTCCGACAGTCAGGTATCTACCGAGGAGCGACCCCCACGAGGGTACCTCTTGGACGAGATAGCAGTTGTCCGTGGTCCTCGTCAGGCGAGCATAGTACTCGTGGATCTTCGCTCCTGCATTCGCCACCACGGATGCCCCGGCCCCCACGAGTTCCCAGGAGTCTGGAAGCCCACCGGTCCATCGCCCGAAGTACCAATTCAGCAGAGGGATCAATCCTGCTTGGTCCAGGGGATAGCAGTAGACGTAGGCCACCGGGGGCGGATTGGAGCTCCAGGGAGGCTTCCAGTAGAGCCCCGGTCTCAAGTCGGCCAGAAACTCCACTGGATTGGTGGTCTCCTCGGCGGAGGCGATCAGATTTCGGCGGTTCAACCACAGCAGGTTGTTCAGTCCGAAGCGAGGTTTGGTGCTGGTCATGCGGACCTCGCAAGCACGCCTACGTCGTAGCCGTCTGCGACGGCATCCTTGAAGGCTGGCACCACTTTGGTGCGCACAAATCCATCGAGGTCGAGGATGTCGCCCTGGGCAATGACGGTGACCGAGATTCTGCCCTTCGCACCATCGGCCACTGCCGGTTCAATGGATGGGACGGTATCGGCCCCCTGGGCGGCCGACGGAAAACCGATCCCCCCACCCAGTCCGGAGCCGCCTCCGTCGGACCGAATAGAATCGACCTGTTGCTTGGCCTGGGCAGCCACGGCAGCGGCGGCGATGAAGTTCCATGGAGGTGGACCGGAAGCCAGGGCTTCAGAGATCGCCATCGGGACGTTCCGCAGGGCTCTGGCGATCTGTAGCGACTTCGCCACCTCCGAGTGCTTGCCACCGAAAACGGTAGCAATCGTCAGGAGGTTGTTCTCCCGCTGGACGGTCTCCTTCTCCCGCTCTTTGGCGTCCTTGGTGTGGCGAGTCGTGGACGCCTTCGCCCGCTTCTCCTCGAGTGCGCCTTGTGCGTCGTGGGCCTTGGCCAGGAGCTCCCGGCGCTGGTCCTCGGTAAGCGATTGGTCATCGAGCAGGGACTGTTGGTACGCCTTCACCATCTCGAGCTGCTCTTCGAGGTGAATCTGCAGTAGTTCCTCCTCAGTGGCGTACCGCTCGACGATCTGGTTGATGCGCTCCGTCTCCCGCTCGAGTTCCTTGGCCGCCTGCTCCGCCCTCTTGGCCTCTGTCTCCGCCTCCTTGGAGGCGAGCTTCTCGGACTCCTCGATCCGCTTGTCCAGCAGTTCCTGGCTCAGCCGGTCGTACTTCTGATTGATCTCGATCTCCAGGGCGCCGAAGCCGTCCGCCTGTTGGAGCAGTCGCTGGCGATGGATCTCGAGCTGTTGGAACTCGTCTGCCTGGGCTAGCTCGTTCTCTAGTGCGAGTCTTTCTAACAGCGCCTTCCTGGCATCGACACGCTCCTCGGTCGCCCCCTCCTGCCCGCTGCCAACAGGGGCTCCAGGGGAAGCGGCAGAAGCAATCCCCTGGGCCATCTGGAGGTCAGCTTGAAAGACGGCCAGAATCTCTTGGTAGTCCTTGATCTTCTGCTCCAGAGCCTGGGCTGCCGGAGAACTCTCCATCGCCCGGACGAAGTTCTGGTAGCCGCCCGGGTCATCCTCGTCGGCTCCCAGGTCGAGGACCGCCATTGCCTCGAGCTCGTTCCGTAAGTCAGAAATGACACCCCGGGTCTCCTGGATTTGCTTCTTGAGCTGCTCCGCCCGACTGAACCCCCAGAACTCCTCCTTGAGGTCTCGGACGCCGTGGACGAAGGTTCTGACGATGGAGGCGGCCTTTTCGATCAGCGGGACGAAGGGCTCGATGGTCTCCCTCGTGAGGGCATCCCATTCGGTCTGGAGTCGAGAGATCTCGTCCCGCATGGCTCGGTACTCAGCCACCTGCTCGTGGCCGATGACGTACCCGGCTTGCCGCGCCTCTTCCTGGAGGGCAGCGAAGGCCTTTCCCCCGTCCAGGATAATGGGAAGGAGCTGTGTTCCCGATTCGCCGAGGAGCTTCTGAGCGTAGGCCAGGCGCTTCGATCCGTTCTCCACCATGCTGAGGCGCTCCGCCACCTTGCCGAAGAGCATGTCGACGGCGAGCATGGACCCGGAGGAGTCCGAGAGATCAGCCATCTCGATACCAAGCTGCTGGAAGACGGCCTTCGCCTCTCCGGTACCCCGGGAGAAGTCCTCGACATTTTTGTTCAGGGTCCTCAGTCCAGTACTGATGGCGGTCAGCGACACGTCCGAGATGTCCGCCGCGAACTGCCACTCCTGAAGCTTCTCGACCGAGATGTCGAGAGCCTTGGCCTGGTTGTCGAGTTGGGCCACGTTGGCGGCGATGGCCTGGGCGAGCTCCAGCACCTTGCCGACCGTCTTGTCATATCCCTGGCGCAACATGCCAGCGCCGCGGTCGATCAGGGAGAACATGGAGTCGAGTTCGGTGAAGGACCCGATGAGCGAGGCGTTTCCCGTGCGGCCCTTCTCCTCGAAGTCCTGGAGGCTGATCCCGGCGCGCTGGAGCTTCTCCGTGAACTCGTCACGAAGAGAGAGCAGCCACTCCAGCGTCTCCTGTCCAGCACTCACCCAGGACTCTCCCTTTCCTTGTCTCTCCTGGCCTCAGTGAGGCACGAGGAGATCCAGTGCATCAGCGGCTCGAACCACGCCGGCTGGTCTTTCATTCCTCCCGACCAGGGTCGATGACCCGCCTCGAAGGCGCGGAAGATCTTCCAGAGCTGCGTCCACTCGGCGGGTATCTGCGGGAGCGGGCAGACCCGGTGCTCCTCGCCATAGATGATCCACGGCTGGTACCCCTGTGGGACGGGCCCCAGGGAGCGGATCAGCCTTCCGTCTGGTCCTGGCCTCCACAGCTCTCCCTTCTCGTCGCAGAACCTGCGGCCACATCGCCGACAATCGAAGTGCTCCGACTCGACGGCGATGCGGCAAGCGAGTCGGATCCCGGAAAAAGCTGGGGTGGCACCTCACCCATCCTCCGCAGCTCCCGGAAGAGCTCCGCTCGGATTCCTGGGGGGATCTTCGAAACGTCGGCCGGCATGGCTCCTGCCTCACTTCCAAGGAACTCCGCCGGCACCACGGTTCCGGTCTCGGGGTCTTGCCATGTGAAGTTCCGCCAGCCGATCAAGTCGAGCTCCAGGGCGCGGTTGTAGGCCCGATTGGGGGTGATCCTTCGCTCCCCGGAAATCACCGCCAGGAGTGCGTCCTCGAACTCGGCGTAGTGATCAGCCGTCGGAAGTCGCAGGCGAAACTCGGTGGGCCTGGAGTCTCCCCGCTGAGAAGCGGGGGTGTACCAGGCCGTTCTTCCGATGCTGAGGCCTACCAGTGGCATGCCGCCCTCCGATCAGGTGTAGGTAACGGTGAAGTCGTCCCGGAGGCTGGCGGACTCGCTCATCTTGAAAGTAGCGAGTAGGTCGAGGATGCCCCCGTTTGCTTGCTTGTCGAGGTCGGTGATCTTCACGGCCGGGGCGGTGATGGTCGTGATGTTTCCGGCAGTCGCACCCATCTGGTAGCTGAGCGATCCGCCGGCGTCGTCGTCCGCCAGGTTGGTTTCCCATGCCCTTGCCGCCACCAGGGTGTGCTCGACGGTCATCGAGCCGGTGACGTTGAACTTCCCCTGCTCGATAGAAGAGACCCCGTAGGTGGGGCCGACGGCCGGGATGGCGTTGAAGTCCACCCCCGTGTCGAAGCCGAAGGATCTCAGGATCGCAGCGTAAGTGTCGAAGGTGAAGGTCTGGCCGACGATGGGTACGGGCTTGGTGCTGTCGAAGACCGGCGAGGCCACGAGGGCGGCGTCGGCCGGAGCAACGAAGATGGCCTTGCCGGTCACGCTCCACTTTCCGAAGGCTCCGGCATCACCCTGGAAGGAGGACTTGCCTCGGAATCCAAGGGCCTTGTAGAGCAGGCCGTCGGTGTAGAAGTAGAGGGTGGAGGACTTCTTCTGCGCCAGGTCTGGGGTGTAGGCCACGGAGGTCGAAGCGACGACGGTCTCCTTCATCCCGCACGATTGCAGAAGGGGACCGAACTCTGGTGCGACGCCAGGGGAGCCGGAGCCCTTGTTCGCCCACTCGAGGGAGATGTCCCAGTGAGTTCCGCCGCCAACTGGGGTCTTGGTTGAGGCCGACCCAGTAATGCCGTCCACCTGGTTCGATGTGTGGTTGGGCTTGAACTTCGGTGGAGACAGGAGGAAGATGGCGTCGGCTGCGGCAGGACTGGCGTCGACTCCATACCCTCCTGCCTCGAGCTTCGCCAGGAAGACCGAGATATTGTCGCGGATGGGCATGGGCTACTCCTGCTTCTGCTTCCGCCTGCGGGCGGGTCGTTCTTCGGTGGCTCCGGAGATGCCCCGGAGGTCCTCGGGAAGGTGATCCTGGGGAAACCCATGAGGAAGGCTGTCCAGGTCCCCCCGGTGGATGCTCTTCAGGCAGAGAGACTTGTAGGCCTCGGCCTGCTCGGTGTCGGATTTCACATCTCCGGTGATCACCGGAGCGGTCGGGATTCCCATCAGGCGCTCATCTCCTCGAAGTCACCCTCCCGGGTGCGGTACTCGAGCTCGAAGATCACGGCGACGCTCACCGGGAACTCGGAGAGGTCCTCGGGAAAGAAGTTCGTGACCCGGTACTTGGTGTCGATGGCGAAGCCTCCGCGCTGGCGGTCGGCGATGATCGCCTTGGTGATGGCCGCCTCCATCCGCATCGCTTCCTCTTGCTCCCAGTCGGCGTCTCCGGCCTCCTCGAGGGGCTTCTGAGTCACCATTCCGACAGCGACACCCACCTTGCGGTCGATGAGCTCGACGCCACCGGCCGCCCCACGACGCACCAGCTCTGGGTTGGAGACGTGGATCAGAGCAACCGGGAGTGAGGCGTTGCGGATGTCTGGAGCCGTCCCGCCCATCTTGTAGGCCGCTGCTACCGTGTCCCAGTAGCCGTTGGCCTCCGTGATGGTGAGAAGCGCCGCCTGGACGTTGTCGATGCAGGACGTGAGGACCGGGGTACCCATTAGATCTCCCGCACCTCCACCCGGATGACGTGGGCGTCGAGGGAGACGACCTTCCCGACCAGGAACGTTGCCGCCCCAATCACGAGAGAGGCATCCGTTCTCGGGTTGGTGACCTGGTCACGGCGAAACTCGACCAGGTCCTTGTTCTCGATCACCCCTCCGAACTCATCCAGGACCTGGGCCGCGCCGCGAAGTAGCTGGACCTGGCAGGACACATCTTCCCCGCCGACGGGGGTGTAGGTCGCAGCTTCGGCGAACTCATCGGAGGAGAAGAGTGCGTCCAGGTCGTCCTGGGTCTCGACGTCGGAGATTCCCAAGGCGACGCCTCAGTCCTCGACGAGAGAGGGGTTTGCCGGGGGAGTCGAGGCATCGGAGTCGGAGACGGTGTCGCTCTGGCGGAGCTCCATCGCCGCCTTCACTTCGTCCCGGGAGACCTTCCGGCCGACGATATCCGACAGCGGCCCGACCTTCGGAAGGCCCTTGGCGAAGTCGGACTCGGGGTCGAGCTCCTCGATGGCGTCGGCGATCGCCTGAAGGTCGACGGTCCCGTCTCCGGAACCCTCCTCGCTGGAGGCGTCTGCCTGGGCCTCGACGATCTCCTCGAGATAGCGGAGTTCCGCCTTGAAGAGGTCTCCCTCGATGGAGAGCTCCTCGCCGATCTTGAAGGGTGTTTTCTTCAGGAGTCGGAAACTCCCATTCTTCAGCCTCTCGGCGTGGCCGTGGTCGAGCAGGCGCTCCGCCTGCTGATCGGTGAGGTCGTGGAGAAAGAGACCGACGTGGAGCGGTACCGGCTTCTCCACCACCTGGAACTTGCGCATCTTCTCGGCTCCCTTCAGGGCCTGAATGATCCTCTTGAGAACGCTCATGACGCAGAGACCGAGCGATCAGGACTGGGTAAGGGTCACCTTGATGATGGATTCGGGGAGCCCGTACCCTGCGTTGCGCTGGGCGTCGACACCGCAGAGGATCTCCCCGGTGAAGAAGTTGTGCTCGCTCCGCGCATCGAGGATCCTGACCCGCTTCTGCCGACGCTCCATGAAAATGAACGGGGGGGCCATGGTGCCAACTACCGCCATGAAGAAGCTGGTGGTAAGGCTTCGAAGCCGGGCATCCGCCACGACGTCGAGCTGGAACTCGCCGTCGGCCGCGGTGTTGGTCTCTCCGCCGGCAAGGGCCTGCGCCTTGGCCCCGGTGCGCGCCGGGTTGTAAAGACTCGGGGGGCAGATCGACATGAAATCGGATGAGTTCTCGAAGATCGGTTTCTCCTGGTCATCCAGGAAATCGAAGAAAAGAGCCTGAACCTTCTGCTGGACCCGGGACATCACCTTCGCCGAAGGATTGGCTGGGGTCCCCTGCTCGTCCGCAGGAACACCGATGGCGTTGATGTTGATCGACACCAGATTGCTCTGGGTGTTGCCGGTGGTCCCGATGGGATGAGCGGTGCCGAAGAAGTAGTCGCCGTCGTGGCAGACGTTGATTCCGCCGTTCAGGAGGAGATTGGCGGCCAGGTCCTTCCAGTTCCGCTCTGGCTCCTGGGCGTGCTCGTTGATCCTGGTGCGAATCTGCTCGGTGCTGTCGAAGTCGACGTCGTCCTCGTCGAACACGAGGGTCGACTCGAGCTTCTGGTTGGTGATCTCGAAGCTGGAGATGGCGAGTCGCTTGAGGTGACGGCTAGATCCCCACTCCCGCATCTTGGGGGTCGAGCCCAGGAACTTGTAGGTTTCGCTGAGCTGCGTGGTCTTCTGATAGAAGCTGAGGCGCCGTGCCCAGCTGGTGCCTTCGACCGCCTCCATCTTTCGGAAATACATGCCCTGGATGGCTCGACTGGAAAGTTCCTCGAGTCCCATGATTCTTCTCCTGCTTCCTTACCCGGCGATCGCCGGGACGAGTTCAGACCAGACAGGCAGATCAGGCGCCCTGAATTTCCACTTCGAGAACGCCGGCCTCGACGAAGCGGGATGCAGTACCGATCAGGGAGTTGCTGGTAGAGGTCTTGGTGAAGGTGTTGTTGTCGGAGGCGTAGATGTTGGCTCCAACGTCGGTGGCCACAGCGCTTCCTACGGCGAGCACGACACGCCCTCGACGCCGGACCTTGACGTCGATGTCTCCGGCAGATCCGGAAGAGTTGTCCGCCTCCTTCTCGGCGAAACCGAGAAAGGTGTCCGCAGCCACCAGGTTCCTGGCATTCCCGGAGGAGTCCTCTCCGACCGCAACCCCCTCGGGGATCTTGGTGGAGGCGGCAACGGGGTGGTGGTTGAAGGGGTCGACGTGGGAGATGTACTCCCGGATTTGTCGAGTGGTGGCGACGGTCATGAGTACCTTCCTGGGGCTTCGTGCCTATGCCGTGCTGGTGACTTGGTCTCTGGTAGGGGCCTCAGCCCCGCATGGAAAGGAGGAAGCCGTGGTAGTCTTCCCACTCTTCGAACTCGGACTGGAGCTTCCCCGAGGAGTCCCAGGCGGCCTTGGCGCTCTCCTTGGTGACGTTCTCGGGAGTCGGCTCGCTGACAGCCTTTTGCTTTGGCGCAGGAGGAAGATCCCTCACATCCGGCGAGTCCTCCTTGAGCCCCTGGATGACCGTTAGCCGATCTTTTCGAAGGTCCTGGTTGATGGCCTTCAGGGCGGTGAGTTCGTCGGATCCATCCTTCACGAGCTTGCGGACCAGACCCTCCTGACCTGCCTCGGCGTGCTGGTGGATCGCCATGACACGGCTGCGCTCGACCTCGGCTCCCTGGGAGCGGAGAGCAGCAGCTGCCTTCGGGAAGGAAGTGGCCACGGCATCCAGCTCGTCGGCGGTGACGATGGCCTTGGTGTGGTCGGTGGCCTCGGTGGACTGGGTCGGCTTGGACATGAAATCCGCTCCTTGGGATCTGGTCCGCGGGACGGTCGGTGCCCGCAGGTCTTGGAGAACTCGATCGAAGGTCTGGATGCTATGGGCGAATCCAATGGTGATCGCCCGGGGGGCGACGTAGACGTCGGCCTCGGTGGCTCGGAGGACACTCGCTGCCAACCCGAGGTTACGGGACACCGCGTCGACAAACATGTCGTAGTAGTGATTGGTATCGGCTTGGAACCGAGCCATGGCTTCCGGGCTCAAGGGAGCATGAGGCGTTCCGTCGATCTTCCGCTTTCCAGCGAAAATGTGCGTCACGACGATGCCGCGGGCCTCATTGGCCTGGGATATGTCAGCGTGGGCCATGACGACGCCCAACGACCCCTCGGAACTGGTCTGCGTCACGATGATCTCGTCGCAAGCACTTGCCAGCAGGAGGGCTCCAGAGTGAGCGCTCCCGTCAACGAACGCGATGATCGGCTTCCCTCCGCGTGCCTGGTAGATCTCATCCTGGAGGTCGAAGATCCCATTCACCTCTCCACCGGGGGAGTCGATGCGCAGGACGATGGAGGCAACCTCCGGATCTCGCAGAGCGCTGCGGAACTCGGAGCGGATCTGCTCGTAGCTCGTGAGACCGCTCATGGCGTCGAGCCCGCTGGCCCGGTAGACGAGGGTCCCCATCACGTCGATGATGGCCACCCTCGAGACTACCTGGACGGGAGCCCTGTCTCTGTAGTCCTGGGCCTGAAGATCTTCGGCAGCCATCTGGACAGTGATCCCGAGGCGGGGGGCGAGGGCTTGCTCGATCACGTAGAGCTTCTGCTCTGAGATCAGGAGCGGGGTATTGAAGAGCCGGCTCGCGAAGTGCGGGTAGTTCACGCTAAAAGCTTATGGAGAGGAACCTGAAGGATCCACGAAACTGCTAGATGTCGCGCCGAAACGCTAGATGTAGCACTCTCGGTGCTAGATGTGCGTCTTGCTCGGCACGATCACTCTCGCTTGAGGGGGCCTCGTTCGCGCCGGCGGAGCAGAAGAAGGGCCATCTGCAGATCCAGAGGATCAACCTTAGTCAGGGCCCTGCTTACGTCTGGCTCCACCGGCGCTTCGAAGGTCTTGAAGATCTCCCCACAGGAAAGACACTCCCGGTCCCGGCGGATCATGGTCAGGTCCTCCGCCGAGTTCGTCCGCCTGACGAAGGAGCGGATCCCGCTGCAGGAAGGGCACTTCATCCGGCCGCCATCCTCTCCATAGCGTCTTGCTGCTGGGCGGAGGTGTCCTGACTCTTGGTCGGCTGGGAACCGCCTCCTATGGAGACACCCTTTCTCTCCGCCATACTGCGCTCCCTGGAAAGCTGGTCGAGGTTGGCCTCGTGGTCCCCGCCTGTCAGGTAGGCGGTCTGCTCGGTCCTGGTGGAGTAGCCCCCGTCGACGAGCATGTTGGCCGCCTCGACCTCCTTGGTCGGGTCGATCTGGCCGGGAGAAGGGCCGATCCAGTCGGCTCGTAGGTAAGCGGCCCGGATCCTGGGGCTGCCGAAGAACCCGGGAGCCTTCAGACGGCCCTTTGCGATGGCCTCCACCAGGACGCCCTCATAGGCGAACGGACAGAGGGTTCTGATGAGAAACGCACGGTAGGCTCGGTAGAGCTTCCAGGCGTCGAGCAACGCTGCCCGCGATGCGGAGTAGCTGCTCTGGAAGTGCTTGACGAGGACCTCATAGGGGATGCCCAGGCAGGCCCCGAGCCCCCTCAGCATTGCCCGCTCGAAGACCTCGAAGCCCGAGTTGGGACGGTTTGGGTCTGCGAACTTGACATCCTCCCCAGGGAGAAGGTCGAGGATCGCACCGGAGTCCATCTCGAAGTTGTTGGTGCGGGCGCCGGTCGAGTCGTCATCGCTGGCGGTCGTCCGCTGGGCCTGAAGACCGTCGCCAAACTGGGTGGTGATGAAGGCGGTGAAGCAACTCGAGACGACAGCCGTGTCGAGCTCCGACTCGGTGTACTTCCCGAGGTGCTTCAGGTTCTCGATGACCGGAGTCAGAAACGGCTCACCTCTGGACTGCCCAACGCGGCCAGGCTCGAAGAGCAGGAGTGCCATGCGCTCACCAGACTTCTCGCCTCGGACACGAACGCGAGACCAGCGTCGCGTGGTGGTGGTGGCGTCGCCGGGATGGGAATCGGCGATGTGGAGGATCTTCGGCCTGCCACGCTCGTCGTATTCCACGCCAAAGCGCAGGCTCTCGGTGTTCTGCCGATCATCAGGATTGGACAGTCGGTCACCTTCTACGAGACGCAGGCGGAGGTCGAAGACCTCGCGTTTTTCTGCGGAGGGATACTGCTTGAGGACCACGATGTCCCCGTCCCGGAGATGACTCAGGAACGCCAGGCGCTGGATACCCTCGAAGGTCAGCTGGTCTCGGGCATCGCAGGCAGTAGAGTTTGCCCAGATCCAGAACTCACTTTCCGCTCCTCGCTGGAACTCCTCGGCTTCCTCGTCCGTGAGTCCAAGAATGTCTCGCTGGACTCTGGACTGCACTCGGATCCCGGGACCGACTACGTTCCGCGTCACGTCGTTGATGGCGGCCCTGGCCCAGGAGTTGTTGCGGTAGAGGTCCCTGGAGCGGTCTCGTAGGTCCTCGAAGGATCCGTCGAGGTCCGTGTCCGCATCCCCGCTGCTTGGATCCCAGTTCAACGTCTGGCGGCGACGGCGGCTGGCACCCAAATAGGCGTCAGCGCTGGCCATTGCCATTCGGGCCCGGTATCGCTCACCAGCCCACACCGGGGCAACAAACTCGATGGCCCGGTCAATGAAGTTCTTCTTTGGCTTTTCCAGACGAGGCCTCACGCCGATACTCCGTTCCTGATTCGAATGCCGCGTTTCCCGCCAGAGGTCCGCTTCACCATTGCCTCGCAGAAGGCCAGCTGCTGCTGCACCTCAGAGAGGTTTGCGTAGGTGAGCGTGCGGCCAGCAATCGAGTAGCTCTGTTTCTTCGAGATCGCCAGGTAGCAGGCCTTCCAGCCGTCCCGGAGGGCTACCCAGTCTTCGTTTCCTAGTTCCACTATCTCCTCCTCGTCCTTATCCCCTGGCTCCGGACGCTCCGTCTCTTGGCTGCGGAGGCCCCGGGTACCTTGCCTTGTTCCATCTGGTCTGCAAGTGCGTTCACGTCGATGTTCAGGGCTGCAAACGCGGCGATGTTGTAGACGACCAAGTCCAACTTCTCATTGGCGTCGCCCTTGTTGCGTTTTCGGAAAGCCCCGTTGTCGTCGACCTCGGAAGTCAGCTGGGCGAACCAGTCCTCGTTGTATGGCTCCCGCAAGGGAAAGTGGTAGAAGCCTGGTCCAGGCTTCGAGATGGCAAGCCTGCCAAAGAGGAGTTCCTTGGCCGTGTCCGTTCCGACGACGAACAGGTTGACCTTCGCTAGGTTGTTCCGGGACGGCTTGCTGATGAGCGGCTTCCCTGTACCGCCCTGCCCTTTTACCGCCAGGACGCCCTGCTTGAAGCGAGGCTTACAGTACTGGTAGACGCTCTCGGTGAAAGCTCCGGAGTCGACGCAGGTGATGGCAATGCGAAGCCGGAATCCGTTCGGGTGCTGGTAGATTTTGGTTCGGTGAGTCTCCAGGGCCTTCCAGACCTCTTGCCCGGTAGGGTCCCCCATGAGGACGAAGGTGTCGATCGACCAGCGCTCCTGGTCGCGCCCCCAGCCTGCGACTTCCATTTCCAGCCGATCAGCCTGGCAGTCGACCGCAGCTGTCAGCGCTACTACTCCAGACGGGACAGGGTCCGCAGCGTAGGCCTCACGCCGATTCATCAATGGCTCGGGCTCGAGCTCGGTGTCGTAGGTGAGCTGCCAGCTCCTCCCCTCGGAGGTGTTTACAAAAACCTTGTGGGTGTCCGGGAGCCTCACCTTCTCGAGGAAGTCATCGACCATCCTCTCGAGCGAGACCCAGGGAGAGTAGGCTTCCCAGACGTGGAACCCGGCCCGTCCAGGCTTGCCCTGTGCCGTGGGTGTCCAGTCCCCGAGAGGTACAGAGCCCCACCTCTCAGCGTCGTTCCATGGTGCAAGGCAATGCCGGCAGACGTAGCGAGCCGTGGAGGCCTTTCGCCCATCCCATTTGACTCCGTAGGGGACTTCCTTGCCTCCCCAGACAAGCACCTGGACCTTCCGGCAATCGTGGCAAGGTACGAAAAAATGCCTTTGATCAGTCTCCAAGAAGCCCCGCTCGATGAGGGATCTTCCCGTTATCGTGGGGGTCCCACCGATGACGATCTTGCGATTCGGGAAGGTGGTGGTGCGCTTGATCGCCAGGCCGAAGGGATCGCCCTCGGAGCCGGCTGACTGAGGCCAGCGATCTGGCTCTTCTCCCTGGACGTAGCGAATGGGGCGGCTGGACATCCCGGCTGGCGAGTTCGCGCCTACGATAGTGAGGTGCCCCCCCGTAAAGACCTTGTGGAGCAGCGTCTGATCCCCTCGCTTGGCGAATGGGTCGTCCATGATGCCAAGCACCTTGGTGCAGTCGCGAATCGAGGGGGCCAGGCGGTCCTTGGAGAAGTCCCTCCCCATCTCCACCGTCGGCTGAACCATGAGTGCCGGACCAGGGTCCTGGTCGATCATCCAGAGGATGAAGTTCAGGACGATCTCAGTCCAGCCGATCTGTGCTGACTTCATGCACCAGACCTGCTCGATGGACGGGTCCGTCATGGCTTCCATGATCCCGACCTGGTAGTAGGCCCTGGTGAGGTCCCACTCCCCTGGCTCCGCTGAGCTCTCCTGCGGGAGCATTCGGTACTTGGCAGTCCACTCCGACAGCCTGAGACGCTCTGGGGGGGCAAGCATCGAAGCCAGGAACTGGAACATCTGAGCGAGCCACGGAGGCCCACAGACCTCAATCATCTTGGAGAGCGACAACCGTCACCTCCGAGAGCTGCCTTAGGACTCTGTCGAGTTCCCCCTGGATCTCCTTCTCGATGAGTGGGATGGAGCCTCCATGCTGTGGGCACTTCGGGGCAGCCCTCCGGCTGACGTTGGCCAGCCCCTTGAGGATGTGCATGACGAACTTCTGAAGCGCCCGCTCGGTCTGGTCCAATCGGATGCTGTTCCTCGCCTCCTCCTGGTTTGACCTGGCCTCTCGCTCGGCCTTGGCTGACCAGTACCTGGCTTTCGCTTCCTCCAGGCTGGGAGGCCCCTCGCTGCGCTTCTCCCTGAGGTACTCGATGTAGGAACGAACCGATTCCCACAGGTCCCACCTCCCACGGGAGAACTTTTCGAGGACCCCCTCCTCTTCGAGCTGCCGGATCCTCCGGTCGGTGACGCCGAGTCGCTGGGATAGCTCCTTGGTGGTAACGACCTCGATGTCCGGATCCGCAGTCATCCATCACCACGCTCCGGATGCCAAAAGCGGAAGCGGCCACCATGAGACACTTCCGCTTCTTGGTCCACGGGCCCGCTTCCATGGCTGGCGGGTGGTCGAAGTGGAAACGGAAGAGCGTCTTTTCGACTGGCACCCACCGGAGGATCGCGGCGAGCTACCA